ACCTTCTGAGGAGCAGTGGGCGCGGTTCGGGGAGGCTGCCTCTCACGACCCTATGAACTGGCCATGGGCTTAGCTGAAGAGATCAAGCTGGGTGCGGAATGACCCATCGTTACCTCGGCGTCACCCTCGGCCTCCTCGCCGTCCTCATGCTGGTCTACGAGAGCTTCCACCACGAGGCCCACGAGCCTGAGCGCCGCTACATAGAGGTCCGCCGCTACTATCCGGCATAAATGGCGGTTTTCCGCTTTCCCCCCACTTATGAAGCCTAAGGCCATTGGCCGGAGTTCGACCCCATGAGGGTCAACCGGGCTTCCCCTAAGTGATCCATCAGCAGACCATATGAACCCCATATGATCGCCTAATGGATCATCCCAGTTTCCCCATGCGGTTACCTCCGTCCCTGCCAGTTTGAAGCGTGGAAGCTCCACGGCAGGGTTTAGCCCTCCTAGGCTGGCCGGAGACTTTCATGGCTGCTGCTAGCGCGGCGCGATGATCGGCATGGAGACGTCCTCCCTCGGCAGCCTGAGGCTTAGCTGGCCGCTTGGGTCGGGGGAGGACGCATATCTCACCAGACTGCACAGGATGGCTCAGGACGCGAGTTGACCACTGGTTGGCCCTTGGACACCTGAGGGAAGCCTGAGGCCAGCCACGGGGCATCTGTTGCAGTCTCAGGGCATATCTCCCAATTTCCCTCTCTCCTCATTGGGCCGGCCCTGACCAGTGTAACCCCTAGGTGACAAGGGATATGTCCAACGCCTTGATATCATTGGCTTTTCCCTGTCCACCTCGTGTGTCACTAGATAGCATATCCACCTGTTAGCCCTGTGTTATCAATGGGTTAGGCTATGCTCTACCCCCAAGGCCTTTACCCCCAGTCGGCCCGGTCCCTTCCCGGATTAGGCCCCCGTGGCTTTCCAGCGGGTCGATTTCAAAGTCGGACTAAAGCCGAGGCCCTTGTTGTTGTTGTTCCGACCTTTCCCCGTGTAGTCCCCCTGTAAAACTCAAGGATACCAAATAGTAAAAAAATAAGTAAAACCTATGGAATACTTCAGGATACCTTTTGGTATACCTTAAGTAAGACATAAGGATAACCTAGTGTAATACTCTAAGTAAGACTTAGGCCAGATTTAATAATCTCTAACCTATAGTCTTACTCAGTGTCTTACTCTTGTTTAACATAGAGGTAGCTACTCCTGTGTCTTACATGGGGTCGCCTCTTCCTTCTGGAGGTCTTAGGCTATGGCCTTGGAAGCTGCCACCTACATCTCTCAACTCGCCCCGGCGAACCCCGGCTCGACCGACCCTCAGTCGCAGGGCGACGATCACCTCCGCCTCATCAAGGCGGTTCTCCAGTCCCAGTTCCCGAACCTCGGCGCAGCCGCAGTCACCGGCACAGCAGCGCAGCTTAACGCAGCGACAAGTCTAGCCAACCGGCTGACCTTCGCCGGGACGGCTGGCACCAACACCTACACCGCCGCTGGCGCTCCTGTCCCTGCCTCCTATACGGACGGCCTCGTGGTAGTCGCCACCTTCGCCAACGCGAACACGGCAGCAGCCACACTAAACATCGCTGGCTTGGGTGCTAAGGCTATCCAGAAGTTCGACGGCACCGCGCTGGTGACTGGTGACCTCCTGACTGGCCGTGCCTACTTCCTGATTTACCTCCTGAGCGCCGATGCCTTCAGGCTGGTCGACACGACCCCCGTTCCCCTCCCGGTCGCCCAAGGCGGCACCGGAGGCACTGACGCGGCTACCGCGAGGACCAACCTCGGGCTGGCCAGCTTCTTCAACCGGGCGACGTCCAACGACCTCGGCGGCTACGAGGTGTCGAACTGGAAGGCCCCTCAGTCGACCAAGACCGGCAACTACACGCTGGTCCCGGCTGACAGCGGCTCCGTCATCGCCATCAACAGCGCGACCGACATCACCATCACCGTGCCGACAGGCCTCGGCGCTGGCTTCAGCGTAACCTTCGTCCAGATCAACACCGGCAAGGCTGTGTTCTCCGGCTCCGGCCTGACCGTTCGCAACCGCCAGTCTCACACAAAGAGCGCCGGTCAGTGGGCGGTGGTCGGCATCGCTGGCTACGCGGCTGACACGGCGGTCCTCACAGGGGACACCTCGGCATGATCCTAGCACCTCACGCCTACGGCCTGATCGCCAAGGCCCCGGTGTTTGTCCCCGTGCAAGAGACGCTAGGCCCCGGCACATACAGCTTCACGCCCGCTGCTCGACAGCCGGGTGCTTCGCAAGTCCGCATCCGCGTGCTTGGTGGTGGTGGTTGGTATGGCAACGGGTCGCCCCCTTCCCGCTCTGGCGGTGGTGGCGGTGGTGGGCTTGCTGACCGCACTGTGGTCTTCGCCCCCGGCGACACGGCTGTCACCATGAACCTCTTCGTGGGCGCTGTGCCTTCGTCCTATTTAGCCGGTGTGGCCTCAACGGTCACCGCTGCGTTCAACACGGCGATTAACATGACGGGCAACGGTGGTAACCACGGCTCGTCGAACATTCGCGGCACTGGCGGCTCAGCCTCAGGCGGCACAACGAACACGCCCGGTGACGATGGCGAAGACGCAACACTCGACAGCCCCGACTGGTTTGCCGGTGTTGGTGGTGCGCCTAACGGCGGCTATCAGGTCAGCGGTCCTCCGGGCGCTGGATACATCATCTTAGACTGGAGCTAACATGGGAAAGGTCAATGACCTCGGCGGCGTCGGCGTCATCACGGACCTTCCTCCGGCTGACCTCCCGCCCAACGCCTTCAGCATGGCGAACAACGTGCGCTTCGCCAATGGACGCATCAACCGCTCCATGGTCTTCCGCACCTACGCCGACATTCCGTCCACGGACAATGCTCGGTGGGTCGGCACTTACTCAGCCGGTGGCGTTGAAACGCTCGCCATCGCGCGGACGACTGGCGGTATTGTCACCTTCACTGGCGGCACGGCCACAGATCGCACGCCCGTTGGTTGGACCCCTGTGTCTACCGGCGTGCCGTGGTCGCACACGGTGCTCTCCGGCATCAGCATCTTCGCCTGTAAGGACTTGCCCTACCCGCTCTACCTCAATCCGGTGACTGGGTCGAACTACGCTCAGCTTCCCGGCTGGCCCGCATCGACGAAGGCGGCTGCAATCCGCAGCTACCTCGACTTCGCCATTGCGTTGAACCTTCAGGAAGTCTCGGTGGACGCCCCTCGCAAGCTCATGTGGTCTTCTCCGACCATCGACGGCGAGCCTCCTCCGTCTTGGGACGTGGCATCGCCTTCCGAACTGGCGGGCTTCAACGTGCTCGCCCAAGTCCCCGACAGTTTGACCGATGGTCTCACCCTTGGTGGCACCTTCCTCATCTACACGCCGACGCAAAATTGGCGCATGGTCTACACGGGCGGCGAGGAAATCTTCGCGTGGTCGAAGTGCGACTATGAAGGCGGCATCATCTCGATGAACTGCGTCGTGGAAGCTGAGGGCCAGCACTTCGTGTTCGGCCTCAACGACATCTACGTCACGGACGGCGTGTCGAAGACCTCCATCGCGGAGAAGTCCGTCAAGGACTACATCTTTGCCAGCCTCAACCGAAGCTCTCAGCAGTATTGCTTCGTCGAGCACAACCCCGTGCTGGAAGAAGTGCTCTTCCATTACCCCTCGTATGACAGCGAGTTGAACTTCGTCGGCGCTCCGTTCTGCAACAAGATCGCCGTGTTCAACTACGGAAGCAAAACGTGGTCCTTCATGGACGCCCCTAACGTCGTCGGTGCTTCCACAGCGTCTCCAGCCTTCGTTCCGACTTGGGCGACGGCATTGGGAACGTGGGACGAAGCCGGTGGGACGTGGGCCGGAGCCTCCGACGCGGCACAGCGGTCTCTCTGCTATGTGTCGCGCCCGTTCAGCACCATGCTGACAGGCTCGGCCAAGGTTCTTGTCGGTGATACCATCCGCGCATCGCGCGTGGCGCTCCCCTTGAACGCCGAAACAGTGAAGCGCGCGTTCGTGCAGAAGCACGCCATCGACATGAGCGCCCAACTTGGCGAGGTTACGACGGCCTACCTCTTGCTGAAGACGGTTGTGCCTCAGGCGCACCACCGCGACGTCATCAATTCGACGGTTTGGCGCTTCGGCTACTCGGACGTGCCGGATTACAACTATGTCTGGACGTCTCCGGTCACGTTTGATCCGACGACGGACTATCATATCGACCAGATGGCCTCAGGACGCTACCTCTCGCTAGAAGTGGCTGAGGAAATGGGTCGAGACTTCTCACTCACGGCCATTAACGCCGACATCTCAGTGCTGAGTTACCGATGACCGTTCTAACACGCCCGATCCAGCGCTACCCTCAGCCTAACGCCCCGCTAACGCCGGTGCCAACGACGAAGTTTCTCGTGGAGGAGCTTCGCAAAATTAGAGTGGCACTAGATAGTCTGGCGGAAGCTATTAAAACCCTCGACGACGAGAAGCAAGACGCGCCATGATCGACGAAGTCTATGCGCCCAGTGTCGACATGTTCGTCGCGGTGCGCTCTCCCGACTACGAGATCGCCGTCGAACCCATACGGGATCGCGGGAGACACATGCTGCACATTCACTGTGGCGTCTCCCGCTGGTCTCCTTCAGTTTTCCGCGCCATGCAGCGCGACATCGCCCTCCTGCAATCAAATCTGGAGCGCGACCTCTACGCCCTCCATCGGGAAGGCGACAAGAAACATCTCTCGTTCATGCGCGCTGGCGGCTTCGTCGACGCTACTGAGGACTGGGAGAACATCAACGGCGAACCCCGCCGACTTTACGTTCGGCCCTACAAGAAGGAAGCGCCGCTATGAGCCTCGGTGGCAGCAAGAGCACTACCAGATCGAAATATAACGAGAAGGCCACAAACCAGATCGTCGACAAGCAGTCCGGGACCAAGACATCGTCTTCGGACATCAGCGCTTTTCAGAAGCCCTACATTGAAGGCGGCTTTGAAGAGGCGCTGAAGCTCTATCAAGGCGGCGACACGTCCGCGCTCACTGCGTTGCTCAACAGCGCGATGGGTGCAGCCGGTGGCGCGCAGGAGCAAGCGAAGAGTTACCTCACCAACGCGGTCGACAAGGCCGACAGTGTGGCAGCGATGGAGCGCGCCCGTCAGGCCGGTCAGGCTTCCGTCAACGACCCGACGACGGCGGCGCTTATCGACGCCAATGCGCGTGGCATAACCCGAAACCTCACCGAAGAGGCGCTTCCCGCTATCATGCGCGGCGCTGTCGGCGCTGGAGCCTCGAATAGCTCCCGCACCGGGATCGCTGAGGGCCTCGCTCGCGGTCGCACTGCCGAAGCCCTCGCGGATAACGCATCTCGCGTCAACGCCAGCGCCTATGATCGTGGATACAACTCCTCGCTCGCGGCAGACGCGGCAAACACCAACGCGCTCTTCAGCGCGAGCGCCGGTCTTCAGAACCTCTTCAACTCCGGCGTGTCGGCGGCGCAGCTTCAGCAGCAGAACCCGTGGAACAACTTCGGCAATCTCTGGAACGTCCTCGGCGGCAACGTGTGGGGAACGAACAACAGCGAGAGCTTCAACCAGAACCGCGAAGGTTCGGAAGTGGCCAACACGACCGGCAACAAGACGGACAAGACTAGTCAGTGGGGCTTCAGCCTCAAACTCTAAGAGGCACCAATGGCTAACGACTACAGGGCTATCATCACGGAGGCGGCGCAGCGCTACGGCATTGACCCTAATCTGCTCCTCCGACAGGCGCAGCAGGAGAGTGCGTTCAATCCGCTCGCCCACTCGCCAGCCGGTGCAGCCGGTCTTTTTCAGCAGATGCCCGGCACCGCCCTCCAGCCCGGCTTCGGCGTAAAGCCGATGTCCTCGCTCGACGACAGGCTCGATCCTTACAAGTCGGCGGACCAAGGTGCTCAATACATGGCCGCAATGCTCAAGCGCTACGGCGGTGACGTCAACCACGCCTTGATCGCCTACAACTGGGGGCCGGGCAACGCTGACGCCTATAGAGCGGGTCGCAAAAAGAACCTACCGGCAGAGACGCGAGACTACGTTCGCAAGATCACAGGAAACACAATGTTCGGCAACCGTGGCCCCGCGCCTATAGAGGTGGTCAACACAATGAGCGGCGAACGCACTAGCATTAGCCCGCACTACGCAACACCCTTCAAGGCCGCACCGATGGCAGTCGCCTCGGATCGCCGCCCTAGCGCCTCAGCAAAGCGACGAGACGCAGTGGAGATCGCTCCGCAGCGCACCGCGCCTGAAGTGCCTTCGATGTCGTTCTTCGACGGCTTCCTAGACAGCGGGCGCGATGCCGGTCTTCTGGATCGCATCGGCGGAGGCCTTGCCGCGATGGAGGGGCGTCACCCGACGCAACTCGCAATGCAGGAGCAAGCTCTGCGCGCTCAGCAGATCGAGGCAGCCACTCAGATGGACCCGACTGAGCGCTTCGCATACGCCGTGAAGATTGGCGCTGACCCGGAGATGGCCCTCGGCTTCGCTCAGACCGGAGACATCGAACTCCTCGGCGGCATCGACCCGACGAAGCTCTCTCGCGGTGATAGCGGAAACTACGGTTATCAGGATGGCGGCGTCTTCCAGACGGAAGATGGTCGCATGGTGACCCGCACGTTCAACCGTGACACCGGCAAGAACGAAATCGTTGACCTTGGCACCGGACTTACCCGCGTGCAGGACGCTGGCGAAAAGAAGCGCAACGAGTTGAACGCTGTCGACGAAAATACGGCAGCCAAAGACGCAGAGACGCAATACACACGCCTCTCAAACATCGACCGCATGTATCAACTCACCTACTCCGGGTCGATGGGGCCGGGCGCTACTATGTCGCTCGCTCGCTTCGCCGCGAAGAACCTCGGCATCGACGTTGGCGACATCAGCGCGGAAGAGATGGATCGCATTGCGTCTATCCAGTCGCAGTTCGAGCTTGACGGCGCTCAGCTTATGAAGGGTCAGGGCCAGATCACCGAGAACGAGCGCAAGATCATCGCGCGTCTCGCTCCGCAGATCGACACCGATCCCGAAGCCGCTCGCGAAATCCTCCGCATCATGTCGGACGTCTCAAAGCGCGAGATCGCGACGTGGGAAGAATACGACGACGCTCCGCCTGAGCAGAAGGCAGATGGCTATGCGGTGTTCAAAGCTCGCAAGGCACGTCGTGAGCGCAAACAGCAGACAGAGAACGTCGCAAACCCGACGCCATCTGGAAATCTCCCTCAGACGGAAGAGGAGTTCGACGCCTACGTCGACAGCCTCCCCTCTGGTGCAACATTTGTCGGCCCTGACGGGAAGACATACAGGAAGGAATAACTCGCATGGGATGGCGCGATAAAGTCTCCGTAGTGGATGAAGCCGCGCCCTCTAAGCCGGGCGGCTGGCGCTCAAAGGTCACTGAGGTGGCCGCACCGTCGTCGCAGAAGCCCGACGCCTTGAGCATGATCCCCGGCCCAATCGGCGCTGTGATGAATACGCCTGTCATGCGCTATGGCGTTGACAGCATGTTGGAAGGCTTCGCCTCCGCCGCCGACGCGGCTAGCGATGCTTCCACAGCGGTGCGCGGCATGAGCCCGGTGATGGACGTAATGGCCCCATTGCGCGACCTTCTGTCGGCGTCTACTGAGGCCCCCGCGAACTACAACCCGGCTGGCGCTGAGGTTAAGTGGGACGACCCGTCAACGTGGTCCTACATTCCGAGAGCGGTCCTCGAAAGCGTCCCTGAGATGGCCGCTATGGTCGCCTCTGGTGGTGGCTCTAAGGTGGCTGCGATGGCCCCCGCGTTCCTCACGAGCTTTGGTCGCAACGTCGACGCAATCGAAAAGGCGAACGGGAGAGAAGCAGACTTCGGGGACTATCTCTCCGCTACTGGTGGCGCAGCCGCCGCTGGTGTGCTTGAGAAGATGGGTCTTGACGAGATTCTCTCCGCCCCGGCTCGCTCTGTGATCGGTCGCCTATTTGGCGCTACCGCAGGAGAGATGGGGACGGAGGCTCTTCAGTCCGGTGCGGAACAGGCTGCCCAAACGGCCTCAACTCCTCAGGGGCTGAACGTCAGCATTGACCAGATGCTCAATGAGGGTCTTGTTGGTGCTGGCGCTGGTGCGTCCTTTCGTGGAGCTATCGAAGCTCGCGACGGTGCTAAGAACTTCTTCACCGACCCCGACATCGACATTCGCAACAACGTGCCGCGCGGCGGCGCTCCCTCGGCCCCTCCCCCACCCGCCTCCCCGGCTGCCCCGGCACCGGGAGACCCGGCAGGGATTGGCGGCGTCGATCCGGCGCTTCGCCCCGGCTTCATTCCTCCGCCCCCGGACGATAGCGCTGGTGGCCGCTCTGATAACCCCCGTCGCCCCGCAGCAGCGGCGCGGCTGGCTGAGCGCTTCGTGCAAGCAGCGGGAGAACTCGGCGCGGACCTCCGCGACATTGACCCGACGTCGCCGGAAGGCGCTCGCGTCGTGCTGGACCACGTCCACACAAAGATCGCGGAAGAGATCAAAGCCGTAGCGGCGGACCTCCGCCCCGAGCTTGATCCCCGCTTCGCGGACGACTTCAACGACCTCATCCGCCGCGCGACCATGAAGGCCGCAGAACGCGGTGCGAAGAACAAGGTAAAAGACCTCATCAGCCCTGCTGACATCGAACTGGTCCGCGAGGCTGTAGGTGACACCAAACAGGGCAACCGCCTCGTCAACCTCATGGAAGAGAGCAGCCTCCGCGCTGGCCTCCACCGTGGCGGTCTCGCGGGCGGCCTGACGCGCTGGCTCCAAGGCTTCGGCCTCGGTCCCTCCGGCAACTACGTTCAGCGCTCTCAGCCCGGCCTCGCCGGTATGGGTGCGATGGGTGCCGGTGCGATGATCGGTTCGTCCGTTGGCGGACCTATTGGTGGTGCTATCGGCGCAGTGGCTCCCGCCGCTATTATGGCGAGCGCAAACAAGGTGGCAGCCGGTGTTGACCGCGTGGCCGGTGATCGCCGCTCGCGTGTCGACCGCTTCGTGCGTGTCAACCGCGATCCCGAAAGCGTCCGCGCCGATCTCAAAGCTGAAGCAGCCCTCCGCGATCCTCGCGCTGAGGCAGTGGAAGCCGCCCGCCGCGAGGCAGAGGCAGCCGAAGCTGAGGCCCTTCTGCGAGAGCAGGAGAGGATGGAGGGCGAGCGCCGTGGCAATGAGCTACGCAAGGCTCGCCGCTCCCGAAACGACGCTGGTGTCAATGGCGTCGATGCGCTTCTGCGAGACACCTACGGTCTTGAGCCTAATGCTGTCGATGAAGGTCTCCGCATTCTTGAGAATGAGGGATTGATCCGGCCTTCGGAAGCTCGCGCGTTCAACGAAGCTCCAAATGAGCTTATGGACAACAACGTCGGCAATCGTATCTTCGATATGCTGCGTGACCTCGGTATCGAAGGCCGCATTCCTATGCGCCAAACACCGAACACGCCGCCTCCGACCGCTCCGACCGCTCCGACTGGCGCTGACCCGTATGAGGTCGAGCGATACAAGGCCGGTGCAAAGCGCAACGTCGAGGCAAACCTTGAGGCGAAGGACCGTGTGATGAAGTTGGGTCTCGACCCGGTCGACGCACAGATCATCGCCACCGCTCTGGATGCCATGGGCGCAGTGAACAACCGCGCTGAGGCTGAAGCCATCGCTCGCAAGGCGGTGGATAGTGTCGGGGAGACTTCTGCTCCGGTAGCTCTGAGTGAGCTTATGCCGCTGCTGAAGAACTACCGACACGCCACAGCGGAAGAGGCGCGAGCTAACGCCAAACGCTCCGGTGAGAACACTATGGAGCAGCAGCGAAAGCCTGAGCCAACCAAGGAAGAGAGGTGGACGCAGACTGAGCAGCGCCTTGAGCAGAAGAAGAGACAGCGCCAATACGGCGATCCTCTCAGCAAGGCCCCGCTCCAGCCCCCGGTCAACCCGGACGGAACCGTCACGCTCGACCACTTCACTGGCACCGAGTTCGACATCGCTGATCCGGCTAAGTGGGGGGACAACCCCGCAACGCCGCGAGGCGAGCGTTCCCGCATCGGTCGCGCGCCGCCGCGCACTTACTACGGCATTTCTACCGGCAAGCCCGGTGGATACCGACAGGAGTTCGTCGGACCCGGCGTGAAGCATAAGCAGACCAACGTCCCCGCCGCGTCCCTATATGACGTCGGCGCTGACCCGAAGGGCATCCGCAAGGATAACCCCGGCGCTTGGGAACAGGCGATCAAGGATGCGGGCTTCAAAGGCTACTGGGCGAACAACCCTGAGCTTGGAATGGTCGCCGCAGTGTTTACGCCTGAGAAGGTCCGTGACGCTGATACCGACACACCAGCCCCGTCGAAGAACATTCGTCGGCAGCCGGTGCAGCAGTGGCAAGCCGCCCCTGACCCTGAGCACCGTTCGGAGAAAAAGAGCTTAGGCAACCGTATCTCTCGCGATCCTGTCCCGTCAGCCATCAAGTCGGCTGAAGAGTATCGGAACGCCAATCCCGGCATCACCCGTCGTCCCCTTGAGGGGCAGCCGTCGATCAACACCTCGTATCTCAAGAAGGTGGCCGACTGGCTCGACGGGGCGAAGCACGAGCCGAACGAGAAGGAAGTGAAGCGCGCGTATAAGGCGCTCACCGACGAGACGGCACGTCAGTATCAGCACATGCTCAAGACAGGCATCAAAGTCGACCCGTGGACGGAAACGACCGGCGAGCCTTACGAGAACTCCGGCGAAATGCTGGACGACGTTCGTAACGGCCACCTCTGGTTCTTCCGCACGGAGAACGGCTTCGGTGAAGGCGCTGATACTACGGACCACCCGCTGATGAAGCCGACGAAGTTCAAGGGCAGCGACGGTAAGCCGCTCCTCGTGAACGACCTCTTCCGCATTGTGCATGACTACTATGGTCACGCACAGAACGCTCTCCAGTTCGGCCCCAAGGGCGAGTATGGCGCGTTCCAAGAGCACGCCCGCATGTTCAGCCCGGACGCGATCCCGGCGCTCGCCGCTGAGACGCTGGCGCAGAACGCATGGGTCAACTTCGGCCCGCACATGCGTAACGCGGATGGCTCGATTAAGAAGGAAGGCGACGAGGGCTACCTCAGCGCCAAGGCGCGTCCGTTCGCTGACCAGAAGGCCACGGTGATCCCGTGGGAGCTTCTTGTTGAAGACACGAACCCTGAGAGCATCGCGAAGGTGTTGTTTGAGAGGGGCGAGAGCGTCCCGACCGAAGCGAAGAGCATCCTCGGCAGTCTCGGGAAGGATATGAAGGAAGCACTGACCATAGCTGCGAACGCCCCCGGCGTTGGCCGACTGGCTGACTTCCTGTCTCCTTCTGAGCGCCGCTTGGTGTCTTCACGCACGGCACAGAAGATGGTCGACATCTTTGAGAGCCTACCGTCAGCCGAAGAGTTCGCCTCAGCGGCTTACGCCGGTCGAGCGAAGAAGGGATGGTATGCGTCGAGCGCCCAAGCGATCCTTGACGTGTTCGGCGGTGCCGATGCTCCTCGCTTCGCCGCGCTCCTCGCCGCGCTGTCTCCGCAGACATCGGTGGAGAGCAACGCGATCAACGCGATCAACTCGTGGATCAACTGGGACAAGGCCGGAAGACCGACGACCAAGACCGGCATTATGAAGGTGCTGGGCGAAAGCGTCCAAGGTGGCGGAACGGATAACTCCGTCCTGCCCGCGTGGATCAACAACAGCGTCTCAGCGCTCTCCGCTGAGGATTTCTCGGACTTCTCCCTGAGCGGGCCGAAGGTTCACTCCTTCATGCTCAATCTCGTCGGCGTCCTGAACGAAGTCACCAACGACACTTGGATGGCGAACTTCGCTGACGTCCCTCAGACTATGTTCAGGAAGAACGATGTGACGAACAAGGGCGTTGGCTATCTCGCGTTCAACGCGCGTGTCCGCGAAGCTGCTAACCTCCTGACGGAGGCAACCGGCGAGACGTGGGAGCCAGCAGAAGTGCAAGAGACCGTGTGGTCCTTTGCCAAGACCGTTGTGGAGGCACGAAACAAGGCCGGTGAAAGCCGAAGCATTGACGCGCTCCTCAAGGCTGGCGGAGTGACGCATGACGACATCGCATCCACGCCCGATTTCGCGACCCTCTTCACGGAAGGTCTAATCTCTAAACTCCTTGAGGCTGGAGGATACTCTGCCCAAATCACCGAAGCTCGCGACCGCAGTAAAGTCGCTGGTCGCACACCAAAGCGAGATGGCAAGCTCCTCGACGTTGAAGGATCGGTTGCTCAGCGGCTTGCTTTCGAGGCTAACATCGACAGGATCGCAGCCCGGCTCGAAAAACTGAGAGAAGCGAAACGCGCGGAAGAGCGCCGCGTCGATCAGGAATACGAGCGCAATCTGAAGAGCAGCATCTCAGACGCTGACCTTGAAGACTTTGTATAATGAGAGCGGGCGGGGGAAACCTCGCCCCTCCTCTCACAGGAACATCACCGATGAAACGAACTCGCCCGGTCGGCACTCCGCCCAAGGAGCTTGTCGAAGTCATCGAGCCGAAGACCGGCGCACCCTCCTGGCAGCTACGAGCGCCGGGGAGAAAGAAAGCCAACGCGAAGCCGAGAGGCATCGCTGTCAATCCAACCAAGCATCGGCGTAAGTCTGGAGCCAGTCGAGCACCTCGCGGATACCGCAAGGACGCCTCTGACCTCCTATTCGCCATCGCACACGCTCAAGCACGAAAGGCTGTAGCTATTATGGAACAGCACGAGATCATCACCTTTGATGGTGTCCCTACTGAAGAGCGCGATCAGGCGCGAGACGCCCTTGTCTTCGCCGCCGCCGTGGTCAAGGCACCACACCTTCCCGTGCTCACCCGTCTAAAGGGCGCTCACACTGTCCTCACCTTCACCAAAGGCACCGTCCAGAAGGTGGACGCCACCGTCTCCACGGCTGAGAGCCTGATTGAAGGCGCTCTGGCGCTCGCAGAGAAGAAGAAGAGGCCCCCGTCTAATGGATCAAGCGACTGAGCGCCAACTAGAAGCGCGCCTCGTTCTATACAGCGACTTCGAGATTTACGCTCAGACCGCGTTGAGCATCCGACCGAAGGAGGGCGACATCGTCCCCCTGAAGTTTAACCAAGCTCAACAGATACTTCACGAGGCGGTCGAGAAGCAGAAGGCCGCCACTGGCCGCGTCCGCGTCATCATCCTAAAAGGCCGACAGCAGGGCCTCAGCACCTACGTCGAGGGGCGCGGCTACTGGTTCGTATCTCAGAGACGCGGTCGGCGCGGCTTCGTTCTCGCGCACAAGGACGACAGTTCGACAACGCTCTTCAACATGCTGAAGCGATACCACGACCACGCGCCGACCATGCTGAAGCCATCGAACAAATACTCCAACAAGAAGGAGTTGTCGTTCGACAAGCTGGATAGCTCGTTCGTCGTCGCCACCGCTGGTGGCACCGGACTGGGCCGCTCAGAGACGCTTCAGTTCGTTCACGCCTCAGAGGTCGCCTTCTGGAAGAAAGAGACGGCCAAGGAGAACTGGAACGGCATCGAACAGGCTGTGCCTGACGTCGATGACACAGAGGTATACATCGAAAGCACGGCCAACGGCGTCACTGGTGTCTTCTACGACATGTGGCGCGGTGCGGTCGAAGGGCGGAACGATTACCTCCCGGTCTTTATCCCGTGGTTCGTCCAAGACGAATATCGCGCTCCGGTCGAGGATGACTTTGTCCGCACGCCGGATGAAGAAGACCTCGCGGCGCTGTATGGTCTCGACGACGAGCAGCTTCAGTGGAGGAGATGGAAGGTCAACAAGAACGGCCTCGACCTCTTCAAGCAGGAATATCCTTGCTGCCCTGAGGAAGCCTTCCTGTCGACAGGCCGCCCAGTGTTTGACCCCGCAATCATCAGGGCGATGCAGCAGCATCAGCAAGTCCCTCCCTCAACGCTACTGGCGCTCAACGGAGAGACGTGGGAGGAGAACTCTCGCGGAGAACTCTCTGTGTGGGAGCTTCCACAGCCCGGTGAGAACTACACCATAGGCGCTGACTGCTCAGCGGGTGTGCGAGGCGGTGACCCGTCGTGCGCCATCGTGCAGAACTCCAAGAAGCAAGTTGTTGCCCGCTGGCGCGGTTGGGTCGATCCTGACTTCTACGCGACGGTGCTCTACAACCTCGGCGTCTTCTACAACATGGCCTTCATCTGCCCCGAGAACAACAACCACGGTATCCTGACATGCGCCCGGCTCGGTAAAGACATGGCCTACCCGTTTATCTACCAGACGACGCACTACGACAAAGTGGTCGACAAGGAGACGACGCGGCTAGGCTTCACGACGACAGTTCAGACGAAACCCCTCATTATCGACGAGCTTCGTGCTGAGCTAAGAGACGGAAACGTCCGCATCCCTGACGAAGTCACGCTGAGCGAACTGTCCACCTACGTGATGACAGAGACCGGCGCGATGGAGGCTGAGAAAGGCAGTCACGACGACTGCGTCATCGCGCTGGCGCTCGCCACACACGCGAACGAGGGCAGCTTCACGCCCATCACCAACGACGAGGCGTGGTATATCACACCGCCGTAAGGAAGCCCATGGCAAAAAAGAAACTGAAGACTGACGAGGAAATCCTCGCGCTAATCAAAGCGCGGATGCCCTCAGCGCAGTCTTGGGGCGGCCCTAAGCTGTCCAACGAGCGCGCCAAGGCGCTCCGCTACTATAACGGCGAACTGCCCTCCCCGCTTCACGGAGGCGACAGCAAGTTCGTCTCTCAGGACGTGTTCGACAGCGTCGAAGGTGCGAAGTCGATGCTTCTGGAGGCGTTCAGCGCCGGTCGCCAGCCTGTGCGCTTCACTCCCAACGGGCCGGAAGACGTAGAGGCAGCCGACATCGCAACGAGCTATGTGTCACACGTCGTTTTCGCTCAGAACCCCGGCCTCCGCATTATGTCGGACGTCATCATGGACGGACTTCTCGCCCGCGTAGGAGTATCTAAGACGCAGTGGGTGACCGACATCGAAGAGGTGGAGGAGGAGTTTGAAAACATCGACGAGGCAGAGTTTGCCGTCCTCTTGGACGACGAGGCTGTCTCGCTTAGTGATGACCAAGAGGTTGAGCTTCTCGACACGCCTACAGGCCCGCGTTTCAGCGGACGCCTGACGCGAACCGTGGACAAATCCAAGGTGGAAATCCGCGTCGTGCAGCCGGAGAACTTCATCATCAACGAGAACGCCGAAAGCATCGCGAAGTCGACGCTGGTCGGTGACCGCACTCGTATGACGAAGGAGGAGCTTCGCAAGCACGGCGCTACGGAAGCGCAGCTTGAGGAAATTAAGTTCGACGTCTACACACCGAACGAGAACGAAGTCGAAGACACTAGCCGTCGCAACGGCATCAACCACAACAACGGAGAGACCGACGCGAAGGAGGCCGACGTATACGACCTCTACATTTTCGCTGCACTGGATAACGGTGACGCGAAACTGTGGAACGTCATGCGCGCTGGCGACCAGATCATCCGCACAAAGCGGGTAGACTATCGCCCGTATCAAGACTTCACGCCGATACCCATCCCGCACGTCTTCTACGGCTCGTCCTACGCTTCAAAGGTGATCCCCATTCAGGCCGCTGTGTCGACCCTTATTCGGTCGATCATCAATCACGGCCTCATCACCAACAACCCCCGCTACATGGTGGTGAAGAACGCGCTGTCCACTCCGCGCGAGCTTATGGAGAACCGTCTCGGCGGCATCGTGAACGTCAACCGGCCTGACGGCGTTATCCCGCTGCCTCAGGCTGGCATGAACTCACACGCCTTCCAGACCATCCAGCTACTGGACAGCAAGAAGGAAGACGTGACCGGCGTCTCCCGCCTGTCGCAGGGCCTCGACAAGTCCGCGCTGTCTAACCAGAACAGTCAGGGTCTCGTTGAGCAGCTTCAGACGCTGTCGATGCAGCGCACCAAGATCATCGCGCGCCAGTTTGGCGAGTATGTGAAGGAGCTATTCTACTGCATCAACCGACTGGTGCTCGACTACGAGGACCGCAAGAAGGTTGTCAACGTCGCTGGTAACTGGGTCGAAGTCGATCCGCGCGCGTGGAAGGCCCGCGAGAACTCGTCGCTCGACCTCACGCTCGGTTACGGTGAAGCGGACAAAGAGTTCCAGAAGCTCATCGGCATCTATCAGTTTATGGCCGGTGACCCCGCACTTGGGCCGATGTTTGGTCCACAGCAGCGTTACAATCTGTTGAAGAAGGCGTTCACGCATCTCGGCCTACCCGACTACGCGAACTTCGTCCTCGATCCGTCGACCGTCAAGCCGCCTGAGCCGTCACCGACTGAGGTTCTCCAGTTCAAGATGCTGGAGGCGCAGCTTGAGGCACAACAGGCTACCACGAAGCTGAATGTTGAGAAGCTGGAGCTTCAGAAAGCTCAGGCTCAGATCGACGCTTCTCTCAAAGAGATGAAGGCGGTCCTCGACCAGCAGAAGGAGCAGGGTAAGCACGCGATTGCCGCCGACAAGGTGGACATCGAAGAGGCACGCCTTGCACTCGACACCCGCGTTGCGGATGCAGAGATTGAAGTGATGAACAAGGCTCCAGAGCCTAACGCCATCGCTTCGCCAAACTAAGGACAAACATGTCTCCCTTGATTAACAAGGAAGATCACGCTGAGAGGATGGGGGCCATTGCTGGCTCCCTCCTCGACAGCGATGACTTCGACGCGCTCTGCGAAGAGTTCAAAAACTACTGCGCCAAGCTGTTCTTCTCCGTTGAGTATGGGAAAGACGACAGCGAGGAGTTGAACAAGGCTCGGATGGCCCACCTCGGCTATCAGGAGTTCATTAGCTTCCTCTTTCGCCTCCGGGGCGCAGCCGACGAAATACAACTGAAGCGAGAGATAGATCGCGCTTCCAAAGAAGGGTAACAGCTACCAATGGACATCGAAGAAGCCATCGGCTCAGCCGACGCTAACGCGAACGCCCAAGAGAAAACGAGTGTCGTCTACGAAAGCACCGACGACGCTGCCGATGCGTTCCTCAACGCTTCAAAGAAGGCCGCTGAAAAGCCAGCCGACAAGAAAGCCGATGAGGGTGACGAGAAGGTGAAGTCCGCTGACAAGGGTCAGGCGGAGGAAGACAACGACCCTGACGACCAGAACGACAACGTCGATGACGAAGGCGACGAGGACGAAGCTGACAAGAAGGAGGATGACGGCGAAGAGCCTATCATCACCGACGAGAAAGCTGTCGTCCAGATCAAGATCGGTGATGAGACGAAGACCGTGAAGGTCAACGACCTCAAGCGGCTCTACGGACAGGAACAAGCCCTGACGAAGAAGTCGATGGAGGCCAGCGCGAAGATCAAGCGCAGTGAGACAGCGTATGCCGTAACGGATCGCATCTTCACCGAGTTGGTCAACGCCGCAAAGAGGGACTTTGAACCTTACGCTAAGCTCGACAGAGTTCAGCTTGCTCAAAGCCTATCGCCCGCCGACTTCGCAAAGGTCGACCGCGCAGCGAAGGCCGCCGCTGGTAAGCTCCAATGGTATCAGGAGAGCAGCGAGCGCTTTGCGAAAGAGCACGCCGAAGAGATGCGAGCGCAGCAGGAAGCCGCTGCCGCGACTGCCGCTGAGTATATCCGCTCCAAAGTCCCCGACTGGGACAAGGCGAAGTGGACGTCTCTGCGAGACTTCGCGCTGGACAGCGGCTTCGAGGCTGAAGAGTTCGACAATCTGGTGCATGGCCCCGGACTGTTCCTGCTTTATCAGGCTCAGCAGTTCGCCACGGCGCAGAAGAAGGCCAAAGACGTTCCTCTTTCAAAGAAGGTCGCGAAGGCCCCGAAAGATGGAGCGAAGCCTCAGCGTGGAGATCGGAAGACCGACACCGCGAAGGAGACCCTCCAGCGCCTGAGATCGACGGGGGAAATGGATGATGCGGTCGCCGCCTTCCAATCCCGCACGGTCGAAGCCCGCAACCGCGCGAAATCCCGCGCGTCAGACTAACACCCACTCAACACCACTAAGGAAACATCATGGCCGCTTACACGACCTATGAGCAGATCGGTCAGAAGGAAGACATCTCGGACATCATCGAGAACATCACTCCTTACGACACCCCCTTCCAGTCCGCGATCAAGAAGGAAGACGTCGATGCGCGTCTCCATCAGTGGCAGGAAGACAGCCTCTCGGCTGTGAACACCGCGAACGCCCGCGTTGAAGGCGCGGACGCCACGGACGCCACCCTGTCGCCCACCGTCATGCGTTCCAACAACACGCAAATCCTGTCGAAGACCTTCGGCATCTCCGGCACGGCGGACGAAGTCTCGACCTATGGTCGCGACAAGGAAACCGCGCTCCAGAAGGCCAAGGCGTCGAAGGAACTGAAGCGAGACCTCGAATATATGTTCGTGGGCCGCGCTCAGGCCGCGACCATCGCCACCAACGCGACCGCCCGCCTCATGGCCTCGGCGTTCTCGCTGATCGGCGCTGGCACCACGGTTGCCGCTGGCACCAACCCGCTGACCGAGACGCATATCGTCTCCGCCAACGAACTCCTCTACAACGAGGGCGGCGAGGCGGACATCATCATGGTGAAGCCCGCCGACGCGAAGATCATCGCTGGCTTCGCTGGCACTGCCTCGCGCGTCCGCGAGATCTCCGGCGATTCGAAGAAGATCGTCAACGCGGTGGACGTCTACGTCTCGCCGTATGGCCAGCAGAAGGTGGTCCTCAACCGCTTCATCTTCACGCAGCGCGCCCTGCTCTTCAAGGGCAGCAACTGGCGCAAGCTCGTGCTGCGCGACTGGTTCAGCGCCCCGCTTGCAAAGCAGGGTGACAGCCAGCGCCACATGATCCTTGGCGAGTTCTCGCTGAAGCACAACAACTTCCTGTCTTCGGCGCAGATCACTGGCCTGACCTAAGGCATACTGGACGGCCCTCTCTACCTCGCGGTGGAGGGGGTCGCTCCCTTTTCATAGGACGACCATGCGTTTCATCAACGAAGGGTTTGAGTTTCTGGACGACGCCACGACCGGCAAGGTCACGGCCATCAAGCGCGTGCAGGAAATCCCTGACGACTACTTAGCCGACCTCCGGCATGAGCGGGAATACAACCGCACAAACCGCGCGAAGAACTATCATCGCGTGGCATCTGTCCCCATCTCCGTCGCTCACCGATGGCTCAGGGAAGAGGGTCTCGACATCTTCTCCATGACCACGAAAGAGATCATCACGCGGCTACGTCGTGACGAAGACGGCGGTGGTGCATTCATCACCTCCGACAAGACAGGCTACTGACGACATGAACTTCGGCTCAATGAAAGCGACGGTGCGAAGCATCCTTCGTCGCAACGACGTTACCGACGCACAGTTGGGCGAATGGATCAACTCATGCGTCCCTCGCAACTCGCGCCGCATCAAGATTCCAACCGCAGAGAAGACCGCGACCACCACCCCCGTCGACGTGACGACCGAACTGGTCACCCCGAACGACTACCAAGAGATGATCTCGGTTACGGTCGACGGCGTCCCTCTGACGCGCATCGCCATCAACACCATGGAGACGTATCGTTCCGAGAGTAATCCCTCCTCGGTCGCTCCGCTGCACTGGGCGCGCAAAGCGAACAAGTTCCTCTTCTGGCCCGCCATCTCGGCTGGCGCTGTGGTGGAGCTTTACTACTACGGTGACGCCGCCACCTTCTCAAACGACTACGAAGAGACAACCCTCAGCGTCATCGACCCCTACCTCTTCATTTGGGGCGCATTGGGTCTCGCTGGCCACTGGGCCAATGACGACCGGCGCGAAGAGTGGGAAGGCAAGTTCGAGCAGCGCCTCGACGAGCTTCAGACAGCGGCCATCGCTGAGGAGTTCTCTGGCGGCGAAATGCAAGTCCGCCCTACTTACACTGTGGAGGACTAATGAGCACCAACGGCTCCTTCTGGAACCAGAACGGCGTCCCGCCGAACACCGACCCTAGCGGCATCAACGCACGCTTCGTCATCATCGACCCCGTGATCGGCGGCATCGACGCGATCAACGCCTACGACGCCCTCGCTGAGCACCAACTGAACATCGACACGCTGACGACTAACCTCGCTGGAGTGACCGGCTCCCTCGCGGGGAAGCAGCCCCTCGACGCTACGCTCACCGCACTGGCTGCACAGACGGCCACCGCAGGGCAAGTCTCCTACGCCACCGGCACGGATACCTTCGGCCTCTTCGACACGACCGCCTATGGGCGCACTTGGGCGAACCTCGCGGACGCCGCCTCGGCCCGCACGAACCTCGGCCTCGTCATCGGCACGAACGTGCAAGCCTACGACGCAGAACTTGCGGCGATTGCGGGCCTAACCTCCGCAGCCGACCGCGTCCCCTACTTCACTGGCGCTGGCACAGCGGCCCTCGGCAACTTCACTGCGTTCGGTCGCGGGCTGGTTGCCGCTGCTGATAACACTGCGTTCCTCGCGGCTGCCGGTCTCGGCA